AATGTGAACATCATTGTTGTTCGCATACAGACGACGTTTCCTCAGTTTAGCCTCGTTATATTCAACTGGACCGTAAACAGCCTGATTCGTTTTGTTATCCCAGAGGTAGTAATACATCTTGGAAGGAACAGTCTGAGTCTTCGGATTCGGATAAGTTCTCTTTGTCTGAGTTTGAGTCTTAGGTTTCTGTTCATCCTCGCCAGGTCCAGGTCCTTCGTATGGGATATAATTATCTTCAACAGGCTGATTGTAGGTTGTATCGTCGCCATTACCAGTGCTCCATGTTCCATAGTTACCGCTGTTGTCATCGTAGTGCGTATAAGACGCATCATCCTTCTGACCCTTCAGCCAGCGGTCATACATCTGGGACCACTCATACTCGTACATCTGTTTCTGATATTCAGAAGCATTCTTGTACGTGTCAGTGTTTCTCATGTAGTTCATGAACGTATCGTTACTGGTAAGGATACTGGCTACCTCTGTCCAGTACGTATCTGTGATACCCTTCATCTGTTTGTAGGTATCTTCCCAGCTGCGAAGCATCTGATGCTGTGAATCCTCAAGACTCGTGATGTATTCATCGACGTTATTCTTGAGCCACTCAAACAGTTCTTCCTGAGACAGAGCCATAACCTCGTTTACTTCTTCCGCGAAGTTCTGCTCATTAGAAAGCATCTCCTGCATATACTCGTCGCCATAAGTGATACGATCTTCGTATCCCTGGATCTGGTCTTCGAGAGAAGCTTTCTGAGCAGCTGCCTGTTCGTCCGCAATATTCCACGCAATTTCCTTTTCGAGAGCCGCGATCTTTTCACGGAGAGCTGCAGCATCTTTGGTACGGGTAGAGTCCATAGAGATAGCTGCATACTGCCGCTGAAGTTCTGCGAGTTCTTCATACTTATTGGCTTCATCCTCTGCGTTCTTTCTACGCTGGAGTCGCTCATCAATAAGCTTCGATTCATCAGCTAAAGCCTGCTTCTTCTTATCGAGGTCGCGCTTAATCAGATCCCACTCGTTCTGGTAGCGTTTCTTAATCGCTTCGAGAACGATCTTCTCCATCTGAACGGTAGCGTCAGCCATATCCCGTTCTTTCTGTTTCTGGGCTCTGATCTCCTGGTCAACAAGATTCTCAAGGTCAACACGAAGCTTAATAATAGCCTGTCTGTTTTCTTTGATCTTCCGGTTGTTTGCAGCGATAGCGTTGTTCGCAGATTCGACAGCTTCCTCATAGCTTAGGATTGTCTGGTAGAGATTGAACCAGTCATCTGTACCCTGCTGGGTTACAGCCAGCTGAGCTCTGAGCTGATAGATCATTCCTTCAAGAGAAGCTTTTGTTTTCTCCTGAGCCTGGTTCTCCAGTTCAAGCATACGGTTGTAGTTCGTAATCTCTTCCTGAGTTTCATAATACTGTTCCTGACTCTGGATCATCTTGATTTCGTGGTCAAGGATTTCCTTCTGTCTCTTTACAGATTCTAGGAGTTTCTGAGCGGCAGTCTTTTCCTTCTTTTGAGAAGTAGGTTTATTGTAAGTATACTGTTGGTTCTTCTTACCGCCGCCGAGTTGACTCTTGGATTTGTATATAGAAGTTGTCTGTTGGTTATTATTCTTTTTGTTCTTCTCGGTAACAAGTTGCGTCTTAATGTTTCCGTTCTTGTCCGTAGAGATATCCAGCACGAGACTACCGACAACGCCTTCGTTTTCTGCCAGCTTATCGAGAATTTTCTGCTTGTACTGATCGCAGAATTCCTGAAGGTCAGTCAGGTCGATTGTTCCGTCTGCGTTAACGTGCGCTTGGATCCATTCAGCAAGTTCAAGAGGCTTGTCTTTAAAGACATTCATTAGCGCTTCTTCAAACATCAGCCTTGTAACTTCAGCGTACATTGCATACTTTTCCTGAGCATTCGCCATAGCGGCATCAATAATCTCTTCCAATCCAGCAGCATCTGCGGCTTTAATTCGCTCAATATCAACATTACTGAACTGAGAGATAGCTCCGAAGATCTCGTCGGCGTGAGCCATCTTCGCAACTTGAGCTCCGCTCTTACCTCTCACGTCATCCATCGCAATAATGAGATCTTTGATATGGGTCATATCGTTGCCCATATCTTCAATCGCTTTGTTTACTTCCGTTTCAGAACCATGCAGATTTGTAAACACGCCCACAATGGAATCGGCCATAGCGTTTCCTTGGACTTCTGCGCTAGCCCAGTCAGATATCATTTCCTGATAGAGTTCCTTTTGTTTATCGGCTGTGAATTCAGTCTCTCCGGCGAAGTCACCCATCAGGCTGCTCATAGCTTTGAAAGAACCGTTGAGCTTTGTTACCATAGCGTTCATAGCCGGATCAGACATAGCCTTCTGGAATCGTTCAGCGTTGTCAGCATCATCTGGATTGAAGATACCTTGACTGAGCTGAGACATGATATCAGATCCGAAGATAGAGTTCATCGTATCTACGCCTCTGCCAAGCATAAAGTTTTCACCGCTGATGCTTGACGCTGCGGCTGCTGCGAGATCGCTGTTGTTAACATACTGGGAGCCTTGCCTGAGAGAATCGAGAATAGCAGAGACCATAGAATCGCTGTCCGCTAAACTCTGTATGCCTTCCTACGTCATTCCGTTATTTTGTAGAACGGCCATTGCGTCGTTGTAAGTTCCTGTGCTGTTGAAAGCATTAATCAGGTCAAACATCGAAGTTAACGTAGTGTCTTTGTTTGCCTGGTTGGTGCTGTAATAGTTAGCCACCTGATCGGCGAGTGAAACGGGTGTATACGCGGAAGCTCCAGTTTCGTCGTAAATTGTGTACCTTCTGCGATTCTGATCTAATACACCAGCTTCTCCTTCGGATCCGGCTTCAAGCCTTGGAGGAGGGATCATATCACCGTTATAGTCAACATTGTGCCTTACACCAAAACTATAGTCGCCAGTTCCAGCTAAACTCGTAGCCATAAGACCGAGAGTGGGATCGTTAATTAATCCAGATGTAACCATCTCCTGGATCATCTCAGGAGTGATAATCAGTTTCCCGTTGCTCGCATACTGGCTGGCAATCTTGTTATAAAGAGTAGGATCGGTTTCAAGATCGGCAAGGAACCGCTCACGCATTGTAGCGCCGCCGTAGTTGAGGAATGAATCATCTGCTGACTGATTCAGCATACTCAGAAGATATCCAATTCCTTCGGCATCCATCTTCCTGATTTGGTCTACATCAACATTGGCTTTACCAGCAAGGAAGTCAGCTTCTGCTTTAGTTAACTCTTCGCCGCTCTTACCTTCGGCTGAATGTGTGATGTCGCGAATCTTCTCAACATTAGCCATCTCGGTCATATAATCGCCGAGAGCTGTAATAGCTTCAGCAGCAGAACCAGAGAGTCCTTTGAGTGTCTCGGAAACTTTATCTATAGACTCGTTGAATTCGTTAGCTCCTTTAACGCCGTCGAGAATGAAAGCATTAGCGAGCTTCTTAACTTCGTCCGTAGACAGATTGAGACCTTTGCGTACCTTTTCGAGAATAGGTTCAAGTTCAGGGAACGCTTTCTTTAAAGCTTCGAGCTGATCAGCACCGCCTTCTTCAAGATTGAATGCATTAAGACTAGATTGTCTGTTCTGTTTTCCGAACAAAGAGTTATCGACATTTCCTGTTATCATTTGGCTGAGCCAATTGTGCCCGAATATTTTGGAAAGCCAAACGTTGTAATCGTTGTTTCCGTATTGGTTTGTTCCAAGAACAGCCGAGTTAAATGCTTTGACAAGTTCGTCAACAGTCACACTCTTATCTCCGTTGCTGGCAGCAGTGAGGAGATTAGAGAACGCAGGGTTCTCTTCCAGGAACTTAGTCGCTAACTCGTTGTTGCTGAAATACTTTTGGAAGTATTCAACGATAGCGTCAGTCGTTTTAAGCATTCCACTATTCATGACGCCGAACATACCCTGCGTCATTTTCGTTGTCCTGTTGGTCTCATCCATTGCTTGTTCTCTGGATGTGAATACGTTATCGAGAAGTGATTTACCTTCTCCGAGCGTAATGTCGCCTTCGAGCTGAATAGTGTCTGGCTTGATTACGATATTACCGTTTTCCAAAGCAGTCACGAAAGAGAAATTCCCAGAGTAACCGCGAGCTTGTGCTTCGGCAATTATATTCTGCAGATACTGGTTTCCTGTTGCGCCGGCAAATTGGCTGGCTTGATCAAAAGACATAGTCCCAGTCTTTGCGAAGTTAAGCGAAGTAAGAGTATCCCAGTTCATCAATGAACTCAGATCGGCAATAGTCATCGTATCTTTTTTAATAGCTTGCTTTATTGAAACTTTAAGACTTTCGGCTATTATCTTGCCTACGTTGCTATTAGCCCCAGAAGAAGCCTCGTCAGCGATTCCTGTGAATATCAGTTCGATAACATCAGCGCCGAGTTCTTTAATCTGAGCTTCTTTCATTCCAGTGATTTCTTCGATAAGAGCAAGTCCGTCTGAATCAAGAGCGGAACCAGAACGCCCACGGTTACGAGTGACTATCGAGTTCATATCAGCGTATTTCTGAATATTTCCAAAGACTTCACCCATAGCTGAGAGCTTAGCCTTTGTTGAACTGGAAGTCAGATTCGAAATCGACTCAACGACTTCCTGAATATGCTGATTGTATTTGTCGGCTGAAGTAACACCTTCGGAAATAAATGCCTGAGCTAAGGCTAACTGCTGTTCCTTAGTAACGGTTTCGCCAGCAGAAAGAGCAGTGAGTACTTCGGTTAATCCGGTATACTTACTTTCGAGCTGACCAATAAACTCGATTATCCCTTGATCCTCAGTTACTCTTAAGTAGGAATCTCCGGTATAAGTACCGCTAAGCATCTTGCTTAGCCAGTCTTGTCCGAGTAACTCGTCCATCATTCTGGAGTACTGTTCGTGGCCAAACGTGCTTCGTCCGGTAGCAGCATCGTTCAGCTGACGGACAAAATCGTCGAACGTAAAGAATGTACTTCCGCTTTGTAAAGATCCCCATATATTAAGAAGCGTAGGGTTTTGACCAAGAATAGACTGAAGGTTGTCAACAATGGGGCCGTAATTATCTGTCAGACCTTTGTTGAAAGATTGTATGTCTGAAGAGTTCCTGGCTATTTTTAAATATTCGAGAAGTGTTTTTGTGAATAAAGGACTTTCAGTTTTTCTGTTATTAATAAGTCCGTTCACAGTATCTTCCGGGTTGTAGAAAATCTGGTTATCGCTACCGTCCATAACATCATAAGCAGTTAATCCATTATCCAATGCGAATTGCAGAGCTTCTTCTTTCGTTCTGAACCCATGTGTTTCTGGCTCCTGACCAGGTATTGTTACTTTATAATCAAATAAAGAAGCGTCGGCATTACTGTTAAGGTAGTTGATAGCTTCCTCTGATGACATTTCAAGAAGTTTACGAACAAGATTACTTATTGCGTTCGCAGCAACTTTGTGCGCATTCTCATCGTTTACTTCTGGATTATATTCTCCGTATTCGTCGTAAAGAGCCTTGTTTGCTTCTTTGACTAATACGTCGTTTAAATATTTCGTATTATCTGATCCGAGTGAGTAAGAGAACAGGTTCGATATTTCTCCGATAGTGTTCTTGATAAGCTGTTGTTTCAGAATATCAATCTCTGACTCGAAGTCAGATAACACGCCACCACCAGAACCTATTTGTTCTACGAGGAACTGACCGAATTTAGTAAGCGGATTTTCTCTATCTTTGTTTAATTCGAGGAATCGAGACATAGGACTAGTCGATGTTAAATCTGACCAGAACTCATCAGCATTAGCATAACCTAAAGTAAAACCTAGATCATCACCAGAGCTAGCGCTTCTATACAGAACACGTTCAAAAGCCGCATCGAGAGCGCTCTTCATGTCCGTGTCGCCAGTAGATTGTATATAGTTTGGAATTCTTGTAAGATACCGAAGAAGCCTTTCTTCTTCTGGAATGTAATAATCTGTGCGTCTCAAACCTTCCGATCTGAGAGTTTCAGATATACCAGATTCAGGAACTGTGTAGGTAGTGAACGCGTTAGCATCCTGATACCAAGCGCCGAAATTCGCAAGGGAGGAATAATACTTACCTGCTTTAGTGTTTGCTATATCGGCGTATTTTTCCTGGTATTCTGCATCAAGATTGTTGTAAATCCAACTATCGGCCAAAGCTTTCACTGTCTGGTTTGTTTCGTTTTTCATCCTTGAAACAATAGCCGAAGCCTTATCAACTACATTATTCCACCGTTCAAAAGCGTCTGCTGATGTGTTTATACTCTGTTTCAAATTCGGAAACACAGCAGTAAGATCGGTAAGATTTTTCTCGAGAGCCTTTACATCTGAGTCGTTTAGCTTTCCTGAGAAATCTCCGTATTTCTTTTTTAACTCAGCGGAGTCTGCAAGAACTTTTTCTGCCTTTTCTATATAGCTTTGCCTGGTTGTACGATACTGTTCGATCTCGCCAAGTCTGGTTGTTGAAGCTTGAGTTGCTGTCACTTTAGGATTTTTATTGACGTTATTGCCGAACTGGCTAGCGCCTGCAAGAACGACACCTCCAGCAGCTATACCCGCGATAAGACTAAGAGGCCCACTCACGACCTTCATAGCCAACAAAGCAGCTGTGAGAGTTCCAACTGCTGCGGCAATAGTAAGGAACTTACCAGCTGCGTTATCTCCGATACTGATGAAGTTTTTTAAACCAGTTAAAATTTCTGTTCCTATTTGGACAATTCCTGTAACCGTTCCGTCTTCAACTATTTTTTCAACAAGAGAATCATAAGTCGATCTTAATTCTTTCATTCTTGCGTTTATCGACTCGATCATGATCTCGTATTTTGTTTGAGTAATACCAGAACTGTTTTCAGCGAGACCAAGATATTTCGCGAACGTTTCGCCGCCATCTTCGGATAAACCTTCCATCAACGTATTAAACATGTTGGCGCTTCTCGTCTGAGCAAGAGTAGAAGTAACAGCTGCTTTCTGTACATCAGTCATACTGTTCCACTTTTTAGCAACGTCGAGAAGAATCTCGCTTGCAGACCTGAACTCATTCATGCCAGCGTCTTTAAACATTTTGATTCCGGCTATCTCAAGAGCTTTCTGAACGTTGTTAAGAGTCGTAGTTTCGCCGTTAATCTCTTTAGAATAGCCAGTCATCGTAATGTTTCTCATACGAGAGAAGATCGTGTTCAGAGCTGTACCAACCTGCTGACCGCTAAGCTGAGTCATGGAAGTCATCACGGTGATCATAGAGTTCAGTTCGTTATATGAAACACCTGCGACTTTAGCGGAAGCGGCACACTTCTGCATAGCTTTAGATATCTCTTCTGCTGTGGTAGCTGCAGAGTCGCCTAAAGCAACCAGAGCATCCATAGCTTCCTCTGCACTTCCGACAAGGTTGTTCTGAAGAGCAGTGGTGATAATCTTAGTCGCTGTTGTCGTTTTAATCTGAGCAACAGTTGCGAACTTAACAATAGCATCGGTCTGCGAGTCAACTTCTGCATCAGACAAGCCCTGACGGTAAAGAGCTGCGGTAACATCAGCAACTTCAGAAGTAGAAGCTCTGAGGTTAACAGCTTTATTAACCACGCCACTACGAAGACTTTGCATCTGGTCATTGGTCTTCAATGTGATGGCCTGGATCTCAGTCATCGAGGCGTTGTACTGCATCACGAATTGTCTGGCTTCATTTAAAGCTTGTTGGAAAAGACGTCTTCCAAACTGTTGAGCAACGCGGCTCACACCAGCAACAACAGTATTAAGACTCGCTGAAAGGGCACCGTTGACACCAGATAGCTGCTTAATAGCTTCTTTGTTTTTCTGTACAGCTTCTGTATATTTCTTGATATCCTCTTGAGCTTGGCTATACCGTTCGTCCGTTTCTGCTATGCCTTTGAGTCCTGTGATTTTTTCCTCGAGTCCTACATTTACCTGTTCGAGTTGCTTAGCTTGAGCTTCATATCTGTCAAGAGATTGTCCAAATAAACCAGTACGGCCAGCTGTTTTACCGAATCCAAGTTTACGAAGATTAGCATATTTCTCAAGCTCAGCGTCTACTTGCCTGTCGTGCTCAGTGCTGAGTAATTTCGCATATTGCTCCGAATCTAGTTTATCTATAGCGGATTTCTTCGTAGTATACTCGTCTTTCGAAATGCCGCCTGCTTTGTATAACTTCTCAAGATCTTCGTACTGTTTGTTAACGCTGTCTTTGAAGTTCTTAATAGCCTGTCCGTACTTATGTAACGGGACGTCTGTGCCGTTCTGTTTCGCAAATAGATCAGAGGTTGTTTCATCGAGAGATTCTGCATACTCTTTATAGAACTGCTCCCTCTTCTCTTTCATTTCCTTTTCTTTTTCGACGGCTTTCAGGTAAGCAGCTTGGTCTGACGAGCTCTCCCACTCTTCTTTTCCATTGATCTTTGCGCCGTTCTTCTTGCTAAAGTATTCAAAACTTAACCCAGCCTGCTGTACTGAATTGGTTACAGCCTCAAGCAGAGAACTTCTATTTCTGGCATTAACATTTCCTAGAACACTATTATCAAGGAAGTTCGAGGCGGCTATGAAGTCGCCGCTGATAGCATGGTTAAGAGCTTGTTTGTTTGCGAGTTTCGCGTTAAGGTATTGAGTTTCAAGATCTTTGTAATCCTTTTCGCTAACCTGCTCCTTAAGCCCTTTATAGTTTGTTTTAAACTGTTCCAGCTCGTAATCGTAATGAGAGAACCTGCTGATTTTCTTAGCTTCATCGTCTAAGTTCTTATTTTGTTCCTTATTCATTCGCTCGATGAACGAATAGGATTCCTCCATCGCTCTGTTGTATCTATCCTGAATTACATGAACAGGAAGCCCATCGTAAGAACCAGGACCAGACTGATCAGAAGGAGGATTGTCGCCATCAGACCTTTTGTTCTTCCTTTTTTGTTTACGGCTGGATCCTTTGTTTTTACGCTTACTAGCCTGCGAAGGAGGTGTAGATTCTGCGGGAGCTTCTTCTTCCTCGTCATCGTTCAGTCCTTCGATGCCCTCATATTTAGCGGTCTCTTTTGCGAGAGCTGCGCGAACAGAACTGTAATCTACGGCTTTGCCTTCTTTAATCTGTTCAGTTACGACGTTCAGAATCTTCGCTACTTCATTGTAGTATGCGAGAGCTTTCGCGCCCTGTTCAGCAGTATATGCCTGAGTATCAATCTTGATACCACCGTCGGGGTTCTTCAGATTAAAGTTGAGATAACCAGTAGTAGATGTTTTGGAAGTTCCGTCTTCGTTAAGTCCTTCTCCTCCAAGAAGAACCGTTCGTAATGTTTTCCCAAACGAGCCTTCGTATGTGCCCTTATTAGAGCGGTCATTCAGAGCTGCATATAAGATTGCCTGAAGCGGATTGTGCGCACCGTTTGACTTATAGTCGAGACGCATAATCTGTCCGTCTTTATTCTGGAGAACTACGTCAGTAGCTGCAGTGGCCTGATCTACATCGGATGGGAGATCCCAGGCATTCTTATGTCTCTGTTCTGTAGCTATAACCTTGTAATCCTGAAGCATCCCCATAGACTCAATAAGACGCTCACGGCCAGTCTTAATCAAGTCATCTCTACTACTGTTAAATAATTCCGGGTGATCTTTTCTCGCCTGAGAGATAAGCTCATCGAACTTAGCCAGACCTGCATCTACAGCTGCCTGTTTTGCTGAATCAGATCCAGCTTCATTCTTATTCTGGCTTTCTATCCGTTTGTTACCCCATGCTTCCATAGCGTTGTGCATGATGGTTCCGAATTCAGATTCGGTCGTCTTCTCATCGGCGGGTAAAATACCTTGGAGCTGGGCTACAAACTTGTTCGGATCACGAATGAAGTTTCCGAGATCTGTAATAGAAAATTTGGTTGTTGTAGCTCTTTTGTTAATGCTGGTATTTGGATCGTTCTTTATACCTAAAGCTTTACGACGCTCCTCCATTTCATAGAGTCGCTGTCTCTCTGCCTGGTATTCAGGGTTAGCCTCATCTGTGGACCATGCGGTTGAATGGTATCCGTGGTCAAGAATATATTGCCCGTTCTCGCTGAGTCCTAAATTAGCTTCTGTTAAACCACGCTTCTTCAGAATCGCTAAACTTTCGGAATACTTTCTCCACTTTGACAACTCGTCAGTGTTATCGGAGTCTGACATCTCGTCGTTATATCTCGACATAAGAGCTTCGAGTTCTGCGACGTCTTCGTTCGATACGTAGGCAGCTCTACCAGTGTAAAGCTGTTCCATGATGCCGTACCACTTCTGGAGATACTGAGCCTGAGCGGAGTTATTACCTTTACCAAGTTGATTCTGAAGAGCTCCAAAGAAAGCTTCGAGGTTTGTGTAGTTTCCTTTTCCTTGCGAACGTTCGGCGTTAGCTGTGAGAATAGACATCATGCCGTTCGTGTCGTAGATCGTAGGCATAGCACGACCTTCAGCCAGAAGAGTAGCATAATCATAGTCATTATTCTGTACAGCTCCGGTCATCTTTGAAAGAACAGGAGCAAACGACTTACCGATTTCTCTTGTCCACGCTTGGTCAAACTGAGAGATTTCAGCGAGATGTTCTTCCTTAATACTGGAAGCCGCATTATACGATTCGCTGTTTCTGATAGCCATCTCTGCAGCTCGCATAATCTCTTCTTTGTTCTTCTTATTGACGTTGACAATACTTGCGTCTTGCGTGTTCGTTTGAGCCATAACATTTGTAGCTATTGCGGCTCTGTCGTAGAAAGACTGAACAACATCGTCTCCGACGCTTTTGTATTCATCCGCTTCTGTTTTTACATCTTCGGCTGATTTATCAATAGCGCCTTTTTCATTCTCCATTTTCTTTCTTGCGCTCGATAAAGCTTCAGACCAGAGTTCGTTCATATCGACAACTGCTCTCATAGTTTCGCCGACCATAAGAGTCATGAAGTCGCCGTCAAAGTCAGCTGTACCAGACTGATAAACAGAACCTCTGGAGAAGTACGACACGTTAGGATCGGCACCAAACTCTTCTAATAGCTTGCCCCAGTCCTCTGCTCTTGAGATTCTGGCTTTATAATTTTCTTCTGATTCACCGTTCTGACGTTCAACCCTGAGAACGTTAAGAAGCTCTGTGATTTCACCAAGGTTAGAAGGAGTTCTTCCTCCGGCAATATTCTGAGCTTTGATGTTTGTCGCGATCTCGGAGTCTTTCAGAATCGTAGAAAGTCCGAAGCTGTTAATTTGAGACTTCAGAACATCCTGAGCGTAAGGAAGAAGCATGTTGCCGGGAGACATAGCCGCAAGAGCTAACGTTGTCTGCCCCGGCATGTAGATAGCACCAGTTGACAGTTTATCGGTAAATGCCTTTCTTGTTGCTTCGATTCTTGCCTGAGCTTCCTGAGACGAAAGCATGTCGTAGTTGCCGTTGCGGATTGCTTTATCTAATTCTGAATCTGTATTGAAGACGTGCTTGATCTGACCTGGCACGGTTTCAAGATCTGTGAGATATTTATCAGCAGCAATCTATCTGAGTCTGTTAAACTCAGGACTGGCTTCCAAATGTCTTGAAAGCTGAGCAGGAATAAAGTCTTTGTCAATATTCCAGTTAGCGGAACTGCGCATAACAGTTGTGCCAACTCTTTTATTTAGTTCGTAAATCAGGTCTTCTGCTTCCTGGTAACTGAATTTCCTGCCGTCGTTATGTTTGAAGATCACATCCTGATTCTTTAATGTGCTTGAATCAGTAATGCCACCATATTGTTCATCCATAACGTCGACGAACTTTTCACGAAATTCGGCAAGCTGTTCCGCGTTTTTTAATGCTTTTTCTAATGCGTCTTTATTTGACAGCTAAGGCATCCACTTCGCTACATCGGCTTCATTTGCCATAACTGTAGGCATGTAGAAATGGTGTTTGCCTTCGCTGTCCAGTGTTGTAGCACCAGACGCCTTTAGAAATCTTCTATAATCAAGAGGGAGCAGTGTTCCTTTTATTGATGGCATACGAGCTTGTACATCTGCAGTGAGATACTTAGTATCAAAAATATTCATTCCGTCGGCTCTGTCTTTCGTCGGAGTGCCTTTCCACTTGTAATACGCCTCCAGATTTACAAGAGCCGTGCGAGGAACATCAAATCCGTATTCACTCTAATCCTCGCCAGTAGACCAACCTTTACTATCGTAGTTGAGTCCTTTTTTTCGATTTACATATTTTTCACTTTTGAGTGTGTTGCTACTAAAAGATGTAAAAGGATCGTAGCCAACTTTATCCACGGCTGCTTTGCGCATATTTCTTTCAATGAAATACACTTCACCGTTTGCGTTTTTACCGCCGTATACATAATCATGTCCATACTGAGAAAACCCATTATTAATAAGATCGACAGCCTGCTGCCACCGTTCCTTATTAATCATACGCTTCCCGTTATCCCACAGGAATGTTTCTTTCCCATTCTTCATGCCTTTCTCGAAAATGTCTTCAAGATCAAGAGCGATGACGGCTGGTGTTCCATCTTTTGTGCCATATGTATTATGGCCAGACATTCCAAGAAGACGGGTGTTTCTACTTTCAGAGACATCAATAAACCCGTGCTTCGTCGGGATAATTCTCTTGCCGTTCGCATCGAGTTCCTTCTGATCGAGAGGAATCGACACTCCGTTTTTAAGTTCAGTAATTGTATATTTCGGAGCCTGATACCGTTCCATCATAGGATCGATAATAACTCTTTGAGATCTGGTGTACTGAGCTCTGTTGGCGTCGCTGATCGTCTTCTGAACTCCAAGATACGGATTCAGATACTGATATTTACCAAGCGCACCCATTGCCTCATAGCCCTGCTCAACTCGTCTGGATGTTTTATTCGCAAGACTTTTCTGGACTTCAATGTCTTTTGAATTAAGATCTTTCCTGAATCTTGGCGCACCTTGAAGAGCTACTCCGAATTCTTTGAAGACATACCCGGCAATCTCATCCATCTGATCCTGAGTAAACTGTTCGAGAGCACGGAGGTTACCCTCACTCATAAAACCTGCACCAGAACGGACAATGCCTTTTCTGAGAAGGTTGTTGTGAGCGGCCATCTTAACGAGTTCAGCAGTAAGCTCTTTAGATACTAAACCGTTATTTCCTAAAGAAGCTCTGGTTGTACCACTTAAGTCGAACTTTAAATTCTTAAAAACATCAGGAAGTCTTTCTCTGAATGTATTGTAGTTTCTTGCGTTTCCGATAGTGATGGCGCCGTAAGAATGAGCAGCCGCCGATCTCATATAATCCTGACGCATCGACTTGTCCAGCATATTAGATACCATAAAGTCGATCAGTCTGTCGGATTGTTTCTGAGTACCAAAACCAGAAAGAACGGAAGCAGCCTGTGTGTACTGCTTGTTCTGCTGGAGCATCTTACGAATACCAGCATCTGTTAAACCGGAACCGTGAGCACCCTGCATCATGTGGCCAGTAAGATTACCGACAACATTTCCTAAGCTGGCTATCTGCTTATATGTAGTTACGAGATCTCCACCTGCAGCATTAAGCTCTTTATAAAGATCGATACCTTTACGTAAGTCCTGAAGATCAGCTGAAGCGAGACCAACGGAACGAAATATCGTATTAGCCTGATCCTATCCAAGATTCTTACTGGTAATCTGTCCAATCTCTTTCACTGAACTTGTAAGACCAGTAATTGTCCTGGACATCATTGTCTGCATCTGGACAGGGAGTGAAGCGAAGTCTGTATATAAACCTTTCACCTCTTCGCGAAGTTTGCCAACAGAACTGTTAAGATTAGACATTGTATCTTCGCTGAGAGTTTTAGATGTGTATTCCGACTGGGTATCAATGAAATCCTTAAACGTTTTTTGAGCTTCATTTGTTTGTAGATCAAGCTCCATACTGACTTTTGCGTCTGCCATTAGATAACCCCCAATAAATCAAAATTGAAAACAAAAGTCGAAAGAATGCGGAGGTACGGAATTGAACCGTTAATCCTGCCTGATCAGTCCCCACATATAAAATAAAGAGCTGTAAGACCTACAGCTCTTTAGGGAAGTTATCAGATTTTTCTATCTCTCTCCGCGAAGGAATAGTCCCTGGCCTGATACTGTGCCAGTTTTTCTTTATTGTCCATAACGACTTCACGAACCGCGATATCCTTCTCGCGCTGCTTAACTTCCTCGTTAAGCTTCATATACTCGAGAAGGTTCTTCATCAGTTCGTTCGTCTGTTTTTCTTCCTCAGGCTTAATCGTTTCGTTAACAACTGTATTAATCCATGATAACAGGGGAGTGAGCTGGTCATTCTTCGCATTACGCATCTCAACCTCAAGCTTCAGGATCTCGTACAGTTCGTCCTGAGGATCTGACTCATTACCGAGATACAGTCTCTGTTCCCGAAGGAACTGTCTGTATCTGGGCTGAAGGTAGGAAACACCACTGTACTCATCTGTCTCAACCACTGCATCTATCGCAGCGTTTACGACTTCGTAGTAATTGGGCTTAACAACTTCGGACATCTGGATTATTCTCCTTCCTCAGGATTATATACTCCAGTTACACGACCACCTTCAGGAGTACCTGGTCCCATCTCAATAGGACGGTTGGATACGGAAGCAGCTTCAAGTTCCTTATACTTCTCAAGGAAAGGATTCTCAAGAGCAATAATCGCAAGCTGTTTCGCGGCATCCAGGAATCTATTATAAGAAGCCAGAGCATCGACACCTTTCCTCTGGGCATTCCTGTATTCGTGAACCATTGTGTAGTAGTAATCGGCAGCAACCTTGTAAGCAGTTTTATTTCCCTTATTATATCCACTCATATTAAGACTCCTCTTTCTTATCTTTTTTCGTTAAGGACACAGCGTCCTTAAGCCAACCCATAGACGCTACCGTACTGGCAGAAGCTTCGGGTATCTTAACTGCACCAGAATTAATCGCGTTAAAGATCGCGTTCCCTCCACGTTTCTTTCCAGTAGAGAACGGGTTCACACTCTCGATTACTTCTGTTATTGACTTACCAGCTTTCTCATCAAACAGCGTCCGTCCCAGCAGATTAGACTGACTTTCGAAGCTGACGCGTTTCCGCAGGACGTGCAGGACTTGATTGAAAAAGTTCACAGACATATTGTTTATCTGTTTCTCGTCGACGATTCCAAGATAGACGGCAACAATAGCGACCGCGTCTTCTAACGTTATTGGTTCGTCCTCTTGGCCTCCCGGTTTTTTGCGGCTTCCTCTTTCTCTTCGATCTTGTTTATACGGCGGTAGATCTCGAGGATCTTCTCGATATCCGCTGCAGTCATGTAGTCGAAGTTATCACGGACGAACTGTTCGTCGTCGAATACTGCGACCAGGAAGTCGAAGATAATCTGTAAGCCGTCTCGCTTCGGATCGTATACTCCCTGCTGAATCACAAAGAGTGTATCTATCGGGACATTCTCCAGAAGTCCTCTGGCTGAAGTCCAACCGATCCTGTAGTATTCAAACCGGGTCTCTTTTATTTCTCTGTCGATACCGTTTATCGTAATGATATTCTCGAGCTTATGATCTACTGGCTGTCGATCACTTTTCTCAGAACCATTAAGGTCGGCCTTCTCGGCTTCACTCTTATTTAAGTCTGCTTCCTCGATAGCCGAAGCTTTCTACCCGTTGTCTTCAGATACTTCAGGCTACGAGTTCTTTACAGCCTTTCTGGGCATAGTAATCACCTCTAGGATCTCTTCAGTTAATCATGTAATACAATCGTAATATTTTAACGAATAAATTAATAAGTAGCTGAGGCAGGAACCCACAGCTACTTACACGGTTTTCTGTGCCGATCACCGTAAACGTCTTATAAAAAAAGGGACTGCTGTTTATTGCAGCAGTCCCTGAGTCTCCCGGTTAAGCTGCAGTAACAGGTCTATTAAGCAGGAAACTAATCTGAGTTTAATTACGGGTTAGGGGTTTCGCCGCCTTCAGCGGGAGCAGCCGCACCCTGACCATAGGCAGCACGGAAGGTTTCCTTGGTCATATAGAACATCTCATAAGCAGCGTCATCCAGACGGCCAGGATCCTCGCAGGATACGGTGAAGTCAAAGGTGGACGGGCTCTTATAAGAACCGGACATAGTAGGCACCTGGGTAATACGGCCATTGAACATGTGCACAACCAGGTAATGGGTAATGCCAGCGTCGGTGCAGTTCTTGCCGTCGTTGTAGACGGGGAACACAGCGTACACTTCGCCCACAGCACTTGCGCTGTTGTCGATCAGGACAGTAGGCACGTTCGTTACTTCGGTCTCGTAGGAGACACGGACAGCGCCAGTCACGGTCGCGTCGAAGGTCTACTCCTTGCCGCTCACAGTGTACACACCGTCAGAGGCAGTCTCGCCAGCGGTCATATTAGGAATGAACACAGTGCCGTCCAGAGGAGTGGAGGGCAGGGTGATCTTGTGGGTGGTCGCGTCGGGAGTAGCTTCGGTGTAAGCGATAATGGTCTTCTTGGCAGCGTTCTCGAAGTTCTGAGCATTAGCCATAGCCCACAGCTCGGAGTCGAACTGACCCACGGTGATGTTCATATTCATCGTGGACTGACCAGGGATCGTACACACAGCATATTTGGACCAGCCAGCGTTGACAGAGATAGAACCGAAGTCGATATCGCTGGTGAAGTTCGTCAGCTTATCAAACACGTACTTCTTGCCGTCGCACCTCTTAAAGAATAAAAGAGGGACGTCGACGATATATCCACGTAAAGCCTGAATATACATAGAGTCACTTCTTTCTGTAAAGTTCGTTTATACTAACAACCCTATGTCCTCCTACAAACAACGAGCTGTTAATATCTGCGTACCCGAAGTCTCAGGTTAATAAACCTTATTAAACCAGAAACTTATCGTATATCTCGAGTAACCGACAGTTCGGGTAGCACTGTCCTTCTCGCCAGCAATTGTGAACTTGTAGCCATCTATATGTCCCCACTGGTCGACATCGATCTTTGTGAGGAGAAGGTTCAGTCTGTTGGCGATCAGAGTGGTTCGGTTATCGAGTGTGTCATTTGTCGCAGTATGCATATCATCATACTTGACATAGATGTCGAAGTTGAGGAGATGCTGTACGACATTCGGAACACCTGTGGTATTTTTCTGCTGAAAGCCATAAATAACTCTGACTTTCTGATCCGTGAGAAGCTCGCTCGTAGATCCAGTCTGAATAAAGTACTGTTCCACAAACTTATTGATCTTCACATTAGAAGGAATCAGCATCAGAGTTTTCAGCTGCTCATCTTTAAAGATTCTCTGACGCAGAATCTTCTTCCATGTTTCAGCCCATGATTCAATTAATGTTTCGGCCATATATACCTCTCACGTTAAGCAGGTCTGTAGGAAGTCTTTGCCTTCGCGTCGTTGAAGTAAAACTGGAACAACGTGTAGGTGAAATCCTCTACTTTTGAGAAATCAAAATCGATCCCACCTTTAAGGTCTGGATCGAGTCTGATCTGTACGTCTATATCACTAAGCTGCTTCTCATGGTGACTATCACCTGTAGCCATTCTAAATAACATAAACTCGTAGGCCATATTATCCATAAGGTCTGCGGCGTAGTCTTCCAGCTTCTTCTGTACAGCTGGATAGGCAGCTTTCTTAATAGCTGATTCGAGCTGAGAATCTGAGATATGAGCGTTATTAGTCATAGTGCAGACCACCAGCTTCTTTGTTGCACTGGAATCTGAGAGTACCGAAGTCCTCAGTCTGAGATGTACCAGTACGATCTATGTCGACGATCATGTATCGGTCTGTGTCCCACATAAACGTATCGTTAATATGAACCTTATCCGTCTGGTCGTTCATCTGGACGGTAAGGATCGTGAGAGCTTTCGGAGAAACACCTGGAGTTCCCTGAGTTTCCGTATACTCCGGTCGACCGTCATAACGATAGATGTTGCAAGGGATAGAACCAGTAATAGCCTTATATCCTGGGCCGCTGATTCTGTAACCGTCGTTGTCTACTTCCTCGTCTACGAATCTCTCGAAGACGAATTCAGAGTTACACACAAGAGCTCTGGACGGAGCGTTATTACTCTCAAGAGATACGTGCCAGTCCAGAAGGTAAACCTGCCCGTTGTTCGAGGCGACGATCATATCGCCTTTACGGATACCGCTCTCTACGTCTGCTCTGAAGTTCAGGTTATGGTCCATGTTGATATAGCGGCTCTTCGTAGAGTCGGGATATAATTCACCACGGATAATCACAGGCTCGTAGTCTTCTGCTGTTCTGTCGAACCAGTCCTTTACGAGTTCAAAGTCCATAACCTGATTCGGTAAATCTCCGTCAAGAAAGTTTCTGAAATCATCTGCCAGAGTAGGTGGAAGATAGAACCTTGTCTTCGACGGGGCTGAAAGGTAAGGTCTAGCCATCTCTATCTTCTACCTCCTTTCTTAACTGTCCCCTAACTTCGCTACAGGGACACCTTTATACAGAAGAACTTCAGGGAGTCGGACGATACTGTTTCCGAAGTTCAGGATCTCCCGTCTGAGTCTGAGGAACTTCTCAATTGAATCGTCGGACCATTCGTCGATAGGAGCGCCATGGTTCATCTCAGTGAACTATGCCTCAATATCGCTGATCTAGTACATAAGATCTCTGCCTGTAGTTCTTGTATATTCTTCGAACCCTGTACGTTTGTTTACGGGCTCATTTGTCTTTCGGTTTATATAATTTATCTCAACTTCAAAGTCCTTTAATCCGCTCATATAATCACCTTTATTAACCGTTCTTACTTAGAAGTCGTAATGTAAGGAGTGGCGGTACATTCTCTTCCAGAGCTTCCGTCTCTCCAGTTCTAATTTATCTATCGTCTCACCAATATACTTGTAAGGCTTGTCAGCGTTAGCGATGGTTATAGCATTCGTACTGTAGCTGACAATGTTGTTAACGTCTTCCTGAGCCAGTCTGAAAAATTCGATCTGAGCACAGAGAATAACGTACCTTCTCTCGTCGAGCTTAAGGTCCAGTCGGACGAACATTTCGTCGGAGCTCCCGGAGTCACCATCATCGGTTGGCTCCACCTCTCCGTCCGCTGGATCTGTTCCTGTCTCGCTATCGCTGAGGCCAGGATCATCACTGCTGGAATTATTGGAATCGTCTCCTTCTTCGGTCGTGTCGTCAGGTTCGGTAACCTCAGGACCGTATTCGATCAGAGACTCAATATCGACATCGTACTGGCACACATTGATCAGTAACTGTTCGATACCGTCCAGTACCATTTCTGTATACTGCTGATCCGTAGGTTCTATCGGCACACGCTGCCATGCGACTTTCTTCTTAAGCTTATCCACCAGCTTAGTCACTGAAGTGCGCTTGTCGTATGAAATCTTCGCCATGACAACGCCTCCTGTTTTATTCGATGTTAAAATTCTTTTCGGGCATCTTAGCCTTCAGGATCTTCAGCTTGCTGACAGGGAGATCCATATCAACGGCCAGAGTGTAGATCGCGTGAAGCTCAGCTTCGTCGTCAATCTTGCTCAGCCAGGACTCGAGCTTCTTCAGGTTGCCCTTCAGATTCGCATAGATCTCGTCCTCGGTAAGATGCTTGGCTTCCTCGGGAACTTCCTGCATACCCAGTTCCGAGATGGAAACCTTCTTGCCGCTTTCTGCGTCATAAATTTCGAGCATACCCTTCGCGAACTTCTTACAGTTGAACTTCGCCCGGGACTCGTCGTACAGGATGTCATTCATACTCATGATGATCATCCCGCCATCAGCAGGAATATTAAAACCAGTACCGTCTGCCTTACGGACACCGATACCGTACTTGCATACGTTCACAACACGGAACATACTGGAACCGCTATACATAAACATTCCTCTCCTTATCTGTAATCAAAACAGGAGAGGCTACCCTAATGCGCAGAATAAGAGCAGCCTCTCCTTTGTTAATACACCGGATTAGTTGTAGTGCCTGACGGCACTACGATAATGTAGTGGAAATCTGGCGTAAGCCCCGATCGGGAAAGGTGCGCAGCAGCTTACCCGATCATATAGGCACCGATGTTCGGGATCTCGGTAGACACGAAGGCCACACCGCACTTCTCCCAGATCAGAGTTTCGAAGACCAGGTCATCGATGTTCTGAGAGGTCATAGTCTGGACGTTACCTTCGGTCACGAACTTCAGGTTCTTGGATTCGGCAGTCAGTCCACCGGGAACCAGATACAGCCAGTTCTTCTTCAGAATGGGAGTGGTGGTTCCGCTCTGGATAGCGTTAGCCAACTTCAGAACAGGAGTGCCCTTGTACTTGCCGATGTAGCCGGAGTCATTGTACTCGGTCTTCATAGCGTCAGAAGCATCCAGAGTCAGGGACAGCTGGGACACAGCAGAGCGGTCACCCAGGATGTTCACGGGACCAAGAGTCTCGAAGTAATCCAGCTGAGCGTCGAGGGTATCACCAACGATACCAGTACCAGTGCCATAGAAGGGGCTGGCGAACTGAGCGATAGCGCCATGCAGAACCTTTTCGATCTGCTGGAGCTTCAGGAGAGCATGGTTCCGGTTAGCTTCCTTAACCAGATCGGCCATGTTGATACGGTTCATCAGAAGGTCCATAACCTTGATAGCAGGACGGGAAGCGATACGCTCGGTATCCACCAGAACCTGCTTGTCGGCCACGAAGGAACGATGGACGGTTTCGCCATCAGTATAGATCTTCGTGTGAATACCACCAGTGCGGGTATTGAAAGCAGCCTTCTCACCCCAGCCGATGGACTTGAAGTCGCAGATATCATTCAGGAAATCCTACTGATTGTTCTGCTGATTCAGTTCGTTCATGGCGAAACGGATCGTCTGCGCAATCTGCTTGGCGGCATGTCCGTCATAGCCATCATAGTTTTCGGCGAGCTCATGGGTGATGTCGTTGACTTCCTGCAGAACGTTGGAATCGATCCGCTCACCACGAGCCTGAGCCGCAATAACCTTTACATACTTGGAATCACTATTCACTTTGATATCAGTCATCGTCTCTCACCTCGTCTTAATTAGCCGACCTTACCTTCGGCAGTCACGCCATACACAGTACCCACGGCAGGCTTCGCAGGACCACAGTTGGTCAGGAACACTTCGCCAGCCTGCAGAGGATGAGCCAGAGCCTTTTCACCAGCAGGAACTTCATGGTCGCGAGTGTCGTAAGCCTGACTGTCGTCAACCTTCGTCTCGTTGTGCACGAAGTAGTACAGCTTGTCCACGGCCTGAACTTCATAGCTCATACCGGGCATATTGTCATAAATCGTCTTAGCTTCAGCGGCTACAATCTTAGCATCGGAAGAAGCGGCAGGCAGCTTCCAGGTAGGAACGCCGTCCACAATTTCCTTCACGACGATCATGCCATCCTTCTAAGGAGCGTTAGTTCCATTGACGGCACCGTCATAAATATAGCCGAGATGTTTTTCCATATATCCAGCCATAACTTATTTCCCTCCAAATAAAAAAGTCTCTCTTACAGGAGAGTCCGGGTCTTCACAACAGGCTCGGATTCCAGAAGAGAATAACGGGACGAACCCGATTCGACCATCGGATTTACTTCGTCCAGCTTCCCACCAAGGACTTCGGATACAACCTTGGCAGGATCATTGTTTGCTTCGGCCATCTTCTTAACGGCCTCAGAAAGAGAAGCGAGCATTTCGCGCATACCGGAAATCTGCTCAGCCAGTTCGCGGATCTCGCTTACGGCTTCGGCAGTTTCCTTCTTCTCTTCTTCTTCGACTTCAGCCTTAACTTCTTCTGTCTCTTCGGCTTCGGCCTTAACCTCTTCAGGTTCGGCTTCGGCTGTCTCAACAGCAGCAGCAGGGGCTGACTCTTCGGTAGTGCTCACTTCAATACGGTGAGATACACTTTCATACGTCGACACACCAGTATCGGTGTCGTACGTATCCACAGTATCATATGTTTCCGTACTACGGGTCACATAGACTTCTGCGTTTTCTTTCTTAGATTCGGCTACCTCAGAAGTTTCGGATTCAGTTTCGACTTCGGCCTTTACTTCTTCCTCAGATTCCGGGGCTTCTTCCTTTACTTTTTCGTCGGCTTCGGCCTCAGCCTTTACTTCTTCAGAAGTAGACTCTTCGGCTTCGGTTACTTCGGCGAGTTCGGATTCAGCCTTAACTTCTTCCACGGATTCAGCTTCTGCGATAGTCTGTTTATCCTTGGGCATAGTATCTGCCTCCTTATCTAAACGACTATAGCTGTTAATCTCCGCTACTAATTTCTGGGCAGCGGCATCTTCACAGGCAGGGAAGGATACGACGCACATACCATCCATAAAGTTGTCGTCGCTTCGGTCAATCACTATAGTGCCGTCTTCCTTCTGTGCAAGATCGCCAGCTGTCACTTCGAAGCTGAAGTTGAGATTATTATTAACAAAAAGTTCCGACATCGCTGCGCATGTCTTAGGAAGTCTTGTCTTCGGGACACGGGCTGTACCGAGTAAAGCGGTATGGCCGTTATCCAGAACGTCCTTCCTGAAAGAAACATACGATCCGATAATCGGAGCTGTGCAGATCCCAGCTTCAGGGTCATAGCAGTGACCAAGCTCATCATAATTTCCCTGCTCTAAATTTGTAATATCTGCACAAAGAGGCAGGGCCAGGTACTTGTCCTGATTTTCACAGATTTCGTCAAGGAAAGCTTCTGTGCACTCGACACCGTTTAAGTTCGGGATATCGCTTGTGAACATCACCATCTCAACGCTGAGGAAAATCTTGGAACTTTGTAAACCGGAGGCAGATGCCATAAACCGATATTTGTTCTTACGGTCCACAGGCAATTTCTCCTTACGTAGCGTTCGGCGAATATATGGTAGGAGGACATACACCGCCTATGCGCAGATATATATTAATAGGGGAGACCCCTAGAAATATCTAAAAGAACTACGCCCTGAAACCAGAGCGTAGCCGTTAACTGTTATTGTCGCTGTAAGTCGCGAAACACTATATGCTGGTTAGACTGTCCGTCAGTTTGATCAAGTTCGAATTATCCTGTTCGCCAGTGTTCGGATTATTTACGGGCCAGCTCCCGTTTATGAGATCGAAGTATCTGAAGGCATCGATCCATCTTCATTCGACGGCTTCGGCTGTTTACCTCTGATCGCATTCTCAGGATCAGAGTTCCGTTCGTCGTCGTCCATCTCAGGTCTTCCAGGGCCATTACCTTCGCCGTCTCCGCTGTCGCTATCAGCTGAAGGGGAAACGATCTGAGAAGGAGTTGTAGCTCTCGGAGTAAGAATCTCGTCGATACCTTCGTTCAGTTCACGTTCGCGTTTCTTTGTTTCTACATCCATATCGAATCCGTTAAGTCGGGTCATCGACTCAGTAGAAACGACACCCTTCTGCCAGAGTTCCTTAGCTGTCTCACGGAGAGCTTTCTTCCCGGCGACATCCAGAGGAACGAAGTGGAAGAGGGGAACCTCGCTGATGTTATAAGAGCGCTCTTTAGAGAGCTCCTCTTTAATCAGGAGGTTAATCTTTGACATTGCTTCTTCTATCTCGCGGCGCATCATATCGATACGGGCTGTGACAGTCTGAACAGATACCTGGGCTGAGGCAAAGGTAGATCCATCTTCTGACTGACCTGTGACAAGAATACCGCTGACACCGCCAGCTGAGAGAATATCATTATTTACGTCCCTGTACTTATCATACTGGTAGAGGTCGTCGACATCAATCTTTATAGCCTGAGGCTTCGCGAAGATCGAGCTGACAACGAGAGGGAACCCGGACATACCTTTCGCGAAAAGGTCTCTGAGTTCGCCATATTCTTCGGCTGAGGATTCAAAGTCCATACCTTTCTTCTCGTCGCCGTATCCTACCCAGACAAAAGAGTGGATAGCCAGATTCAGCATAGCCTTCTCGTACCGACCAATAAGATCCTTCTTCGCGAGGGACTCAAGGGCTGAGAGAATAAAAGGATAGGCGTACCGCTGGTATGTAGGTTTCGGACCCTGTATTACTATCGTGTACTTCGGGTTCAGCTGTACATACTGGTCGCACCTGTTCAGCCCTTCGACTACTTCAGGCGGGAAACCTTTAAAGTAGGTTTCGAGTTCGTTGTCCTTAATCCAGTTCTCTTTAACGTTATAGGCTTTCTGCCGCCACTCTGAGTAGATACCGGAACAGTCGAAGTCGACGATAGGAGTACCGCCGAAAGAAACGTTTCCGATAGAGCACTTCTGGATAGGAAGAGAAACAGGGACGCCGTTCATGAAGTAAATGAAGCAGTTATTATAGGTAGCCTACTCAGCTGCCCAGGACTGAAGACGTTCTCTGAGTCGGATCTTCTTATAGTATTCCTCGTAGAAGTCTTTCGTCTTTACGTTCCCGGCTTCAAGGAACCAATCGTCTGTAAGGTACGGCTGATAGATATGATAGACGATACCGTGAACAATCGGGTCTGCGTCTTTATAGTAGTCAGCGAGTTCGAAGAACTTCTTTATATTCGCTTCCTTATTCGCGAGAAGAAGCTTATAGTCGTACCCTTTTATATAGCCAGTAATAGGGGCACTGTAGATGTTCCCTGTATTCGAGTAGGGTTCAAGGATCTGAGCCTCCTGCTAAGAAGAAGCTCCGACGATTCTCTTTGTTGGACTCGGGCTGACAGAGGAGCCAGGCCGCTGGCCTAAGACTCTGCGAATATTGTCGAATACACCCATCGGCCTACACTCTCCTTTTTCTTATAGACGACCGACAGCTCCGAGAGATCTTTTCCCGGAACGCTGTTTGCGCCTCTTGTTTTCTAGTTCGAGTTCTGAGATATAGTCATTACCCATCGCTAAGGCTGAATAGCGGTCCTTATGTTGTCCGACTTTCTTTACGTCATAGAGGACGTTAGAGCCAGCTCCAGGTTTCGCTACGATATTCGACATCTCAACCTGAAGGGCATCGGTGTTATAGAAGACGGCTAACTGCTGACGGGCTAAGTCTCTGGATTCCTTATTAGCTTCGTCGATCTTCTGTTTTATTTCAGAGGAAGGTTTCGGAAGCTCAAGAGTCTTCTGTTCCAGAGCGACACGAAGGTTATTATAGATTCTCTGGTTCAGGGCATTTACGGCTCTGAAAGGATGGAGAATCTGGACGGCATGAGGATTATAGTTCGGCTTATCGTCGACGACCCACGGAGGATATTCCTTCCCGGTCGTAAGGTCTGTAAACTCTGAGTCGAGGAACTTATCGAAAGCGTCGCCTATACCCCTGGCGTCGTAGATTATCTTTTCGGTATTCGGGAAACGGAGATAGAGTTTACGGATAAACGTAGCTAACTCATCGAGCCCGTTACCGTTAAAGGCTGCGATATACACAAGCTTACGGTGGAAGGAGCCATCGTTCCTTTCGGTAAACTTCAGGACAACAGCTACGGCATTATCGGAACCTTTCGCCTGAGAGGTAGCTATATCCAGACAGATAACGTATCTGGAGGTAGAGTTCTTAGGCTGAGTAAGTTCGATAGTGTCGAGGGTTCGGCAATCCGAAACCATCGAGTAAGGGAAGGCTGAGTCAGAAGTACCACCTACGAAGATCGAGCCGAAGTTCATGTCCCAGATAATAGAGGGCATCGTTTTCCGCTGTTCCTCAAAGTAGGACTTCGTGTTTATTCCTTCCTCTATAGCCGCTAAGTAGTCGAGGGCACAGGCGAACTTACGGGTATCGCCGTTAGCCTGAGCATTCAGAGTCTCCATAAACTTCTCATAATACGGGTTACTCTTCTCACAGCCGGAGGAGATCATGAGGATTTTGGACATCGGTTCGTTATATGTATTGTGCCGAGCTAAAGGTCTGACCCAGTTCGTCATAGGAAGGGCGAGGTCCTGGAACTTCTGAAGGTCAACGTGTAAAGCTTCATCGACGATCAGGAAGTTTGTACGCTGGCCGACACCTTGATCGATATTACCGGACCAGGCATAGGAACCATTCTTCCATGTGGCACAGGTAAAGTCGGCTGAGACAGAGATAAGGTCACGTGTATTCTCGCGCATAAGTTCCGAAGTTATACCGATATCGTTCTGGGCGATGTCCTTCTAGCTACGGAGGACAAGTGTAGCGTACCTGGTGTTTTCGGAACAGATAAAGATCTTAGACCCGGGATAGAGAACGGCACAGTCGTGGACGAGAAGAGCTGTAATAAAAGTCTTCCCATAGCCTCGAGACCAGACGACAGTAGAGAAGTCTGAGTTCCCGATAGCTCTGACAGCTACGGCCTGAGAGGGGAAGAGCTTTACTGTCGGGATTGTATCCCTGATAAAGATATCCCAATGAGTCCTGTAGTAGGCAATAAGCTACCCGAGGTTCTCATGGATACTGTCGATATTAATACGCTTCAGTACAGTTTCGGCCATACGGATCCTCCTTAACTGTCGGAGCCGATAGCCGCGACAATGTGGTTATAACGCTGAAGGATACGATCTATATCGTCCTCAGGGAAGACAACTCCGTTCGGAACGTTATAGTCCGAGAGTTCGAGGGAGAGGACAGCCTGAGCCCACGAACCTTCTTCTTTCTTCGAGTCGTCTTTCGCTCTCTTACAGGCTGCGAGGTTCGTAGACTTCATCATCATATCATACGTAGAGAGAGCGTCCTTAACAACCTGGAAGTCACACTTACCAGCCCGGTAGAGATCCTGAGCATTAGCGGCGATAAGAGACTGTACAGCGAGCTTACGGATCTGATCCTCTAAGGCTGCGTCGTTCAGGTTATCGATATTCAGGTCCCGGCAATACTTCTCGAGGTACTCGAGTTCATGGGCTGAGTAGTGGCCGTTATAGACGGAGTTATAGTACTTCTTGTCCGGGTCCTTCTCTTCGATTACATAGCCGAGGACTTTAGCCTCGGGGTAGGGGATATGCCGACCATCCTTATCCTCGTGAGGTTCGTACTTATAGTTACTGACCTAGAAGTTAGGGATATGTTGGCAGGTAACACGATCGAGAAGGATCTTCTTTCTGTCCTGACCGGAGTGCTTATACGTGTCGTTCTGGAGACACTTCTTTTCGGCTACGGCACGGGCACTGTCCCAGATCGTTTCTGACCAGGCTCTGTTGTTTTCCCAGAAATACTCACGAACCTGGTCTTTCGTGGCGAGGTGGCTGACACAGTCACGGCACCACAGGTCTTTCCCGAGGTTAGACTCGAAGCCGATGTTGTCGTAGAAGTCTGTACTCTCGTTTCTGGGTTTGCCGCAACGGGAACAGTTTTTTGTACGCTACTCGTTCGCTTTAATCTTTCGGGGTTTCTGAGGGATAACGTTTTTTAATTCAGCCACAGGATCACTCTCCTGTTTCTGAATCAGAGTAAAAGACAGCCAGGGCTTTAAAGAGCTCTGGTGTTTTTTTGTACTTGTACTGCTTTATATGGTAGTAGGGAGTCCTGCGGATATAGGTGTAGTTAATCCCGAGGGAGCTGAGGTACTCAACTTCTTTACGGCGTTCGGTCATATATTCGGAGTCGAAGGCTTTATTCGGGATCTTCTTCTGAGCAGGAGAGGAGGAGGTCTGGTTAATCACGGTACTGATCACTTCCTATTTTTATAAGAGACAAATAGTTCCCCCGATCAGGGAAGGACATCAGACGCATCCGACATCCTTAAGCTACGTCCGAAGACAATAGCTTTATCTCATTGTAGTAGTTATCGAATGTGATACGAAATAGAAGGTGGGGAAGGGAGGGGAACAGATATATGAGATTTCTCGCGGGGGAAATCGTGTCCAGCGTAAATTCGCGTTGGATTCCAAAAATACCCGTAAATAAAAGGAGGATAAAACCATGTTCACTACCATCATCACTGTCGTCGCTGTCATCGCCATTGCCATTACTCTCTACTTTGTCGCTTGCGCTTACTCGCACTCCTACATCACCAACGACAACACCTTCAAGTACCTGGTAAACTCCTTAAGGGCTTTTACTCTGAAGAATGATTCCGTCGAAACACTTATTAATGCACTGAACGTTCTGACAAACGCAAACATCGTAATGTGTGATGGATACGCTCTATACGCTGTTGGGAAAGAGGAAGAGATTAAGAAAGCTCTCGCCTCAACAAAATGGCACGGACTCTTTAAGCTTACGTTCACGTCGTTGTCAGTAGACGGCAAAATGGGATTGCTGTTTATCGAACGAAAGTACAAAGAATTTATTATTGTGCCGCTTGCTGACAAGGTGAAAAAGTATAGGGCTTTGCGTTACTCGACTAAGAGCCCTGCCGAAGTAGTCAAAGAGTTTGTATGGGAACGATACAACCAGGATATATTCACAGTGAAGAACTATTGCGGTGAAGAAGTATTAAAAGCTGACGACTATAACAAAAATTATCTCGTTAAGCTGTTGAACAGACTTAACAAAACAGACCTGAATCAATTCTTCCATATAATTGTCGACGATGACGAGATGTGGGTATACAAGAGGGAAGAGGTTCCTTCTTTTCTGAGATACCTGCTCTCGCGGTAAGATATTCCTACACGCAGAGAAACAACTTTCTGCGTGTAGTTTTTATATAAA